ATTGTTTTTCTTTCACCTTCCGACATTCCAATTAGACCAGATTCAAATCCTTTGATTAATTGTCCTTGTCCCAATGTTGTTGTTAATGGTTCTCTTCCTTCGTTTAGAGATGAATCAAATACAGACCCGTCTTCCAAACGACCCGTATAATTGAGTTTTACTGTTTTTCCGTTTTCTACTTTTTTCATTTTGTATTTTTTTATAAATTATAGGTAATAAAAAAAAATAATCAAATTTTTTGTTTTTTATTTGAAAGATTTTGTATCTTTGTGATGATTAAATAATCATTAAGAAATATTTATTAAAACATTAAATTACCTAATCATGACAAACGAAGAATACGTAGAAGAAATCCTTTATACCGCTCATCAACATGGGGTTTATAACGATATTTTGAACGAAGTTGATATACAAATGAAGACGAACTTCCCAAGAACTTTTCAAGAGGTATTGAGCGAGGTTTTTTATAAATTGGTAAAAGAAGGTAAAATCCCTTATTAGGGTATTACGTCAAAAGTCATAATCAAATTTATTGAAGGATTTTTGTCTCCCAAAAATTTCCAACTTTCTTCAATAAGGTACTTTAATCCTTCAGGACCTGTTTGATTGAACAGATTGATATCCCCAATTTTTAATTTACAATCAATTGAATGGTTTTTTTTAGTTGTACAATTTTGAACGTTGTTTATTTCGACTGTCGAACCTTCACCGTACAACAATTCTAAATCTTTTTTATAGACAATATTCAATAAAATGGTCAATGCGTTTCTCAAATGTCTTGTCTTTTGTATAAATATAAACATAAAAAATTATTAAGATACTTTTTTTATGTAAGGATTTGGAACTATGAAATTATTTTTCTATATTTGTAAAAGATTATGTATTTGAACATTGTTTTAACAATATTAGTTATAGTTTTAGTCACCATGACAATCCTTGCAATTGTTTGGTGGAAGAAATATGGAAAAAAACTTGTGAATTCTATGTTAGATATGAACAAATTACTTCCCAAGGGGGGTAATCTGAATCAACCTGATATAGGGGGTGTGTTTAATGAACTGAATAAATTTATGTCAAATATAAAACAAAAGAAATAATGTTAATTGAAGAATATTCTTGGGTACTGAAAGTATTGGAATCCTGTGAAACTAAAACACAAGTCAAAAGTGCTGAAAATTTATTTTCTATATTTTTAATCAAGTGGAAGGAAGATATTTCAGACTTCATAAAACAAAGTTATATATCATTGTTCGATAGAATCAAAAAAACTACATTATATAAGATAGAAAAAAACGTTTCTACGAATCAGATATAATTATTTTTTTTTATTTTAGACTATTACTCTCATCGAGAGAGACTCTATATATAACAATCGGGGGGGACTTTTTTCGGTTTCCCCTTTTTATTTCAAAAAAAGTTATTATCTTTGTATTGAAAAAAAAAACAATGAAAATATTTGAAAATATACGTTTATGGTGGAAGTTCGAAGGAAGATACTACCACAAAGATTTTATAAATGGAGTTAAGAACCTAATTCGTTGGTTTCCAATTATATGGAAAGATAGAGACTGGGATGCCCACTTCATTTGGTCCTTAATGATACAAAAATTGAAATTTCAGGCGAAATATATCGGAGATAAGGACAGGCATTTATCTGCTAAACGAGATGCTGAAATCATGAGGACTTGTGTTGAGTTGATGAAAAGAGTAAAAGAAGAGTATTATGGTATGGAGTACATGGATTACCATGATTCAGACTATAATTGGGTTGATTGCGATACACCAGGTTATAAACAATTAGATATTGTTCAAAACAAAGAGTGGTTTGATGATTACTTTAAAAAATATCCACTTGTATATAAAAAAGTTAAAGAAAAGTACCCTGAAGAGTCAAAAGACAGAATTGCGATGAAAATGAGTTTTGAAAATCATATCAGAGCAAGAAAGACTCTTTTTAAATTGATGGAAAATAACATAGAACGTTGGTGGGATTAAAAAAAATTATTATATTTGTAATATGAAAAAGAAGATAACTTTCATATCCGATACCCATAACAAACATAATTTGATTACGGAAGACTTACCTGGCGGTGATTTATTAATTCATGCTGGGGACATATCCTCTATGGGTTATGAACATGAAATAACTAATTTTTGTAAATGGTTAGATAATATTAATAACTACACTACAAAAGTATTTATTTCAGGGAATCATGATTGGGGGTTTCAAGACAGTCCTACGGATTCATTAAATATAATTAATAAACACAAAAGTATTAATTACCTTCAGGACGACTTGTTGATGGTTGGTGAAAACTATGAAGATATGATAAAGATTTGGGGTAGCCCGTGGCAACCTGAATTTTGTAATTGGGCTTTTAATCTACCTCGCAATGGAGATGAATTAAAAGGTAAATGGGATATGATTCCAGTAAATACTGATATTCTTGTTACTCACGGTCCTGCTTGGGGGTTTGTTGACACAATTAAAGGTACTACAACTCATTTAGGTTGTGAATTGCTAACCGAAAAAATCAAAGAGGTTAAACCTAAAATTCACGTTTGTGGACATATACATTCTGGACATGGGTATATGTTTGATGGTTATACTCATTTTATTAACGCGGCGGTGCTCGGAGAAAGATACTCCTATGAAAACAAACCGATATCTGTAAATTGGAATCCCAAAACCAACGAGTTGGAATTTATTTAATAAAAAAGGGGATTGAAATAGTCCCTTTTTTTATAAACTTAGTAACATGTCTATCAATTCTTGTTGTGGAAACAAATCTACTTTGTCTTTTCTAACATTTGTATGAGACCAAAGTCCTGGATTTGATTCACATAGTTTGACATCAAATACGTCAAACGCATCGACTCCTTTTTTCTTTATTAATTCAGGTAAACCTTTTCTAATGTCGATATTATCTCTATTAGCGATAAATAAAATAAAATCTTTTAATACTGATAATTGTTTATCGGAATATCTGTGCCAAGTCTTAAAACCTCTAAATGGTTTTGACAAAGTAACTACTTGAGAACTATGAGCAACGGTACCAACATAAGTTTTATTATCTTTTAACCATCCGAAATTACATACTTCAATTCCGACACTGTTTCTATGCATAACATTGTTACCTGTTCCTAAGTGCCATGCATATCCACCTGTTGGAAAAGATTGGACAAGTTCCCCATCGTAGGTAGTGTCTCCATTTGTTATTTTTTGTCCTCCCAAAACAAATTCCGTTGCGATTTGACCTCTATCATCTCTACCCCATGCTGATATTGTATTGTAAGGATTTTCCCAACCAGCGGTATGATGTAAAAATAACCATTGTTTTTTTGTTGGACCTTCAAAATATTGACCTTTGGGTAAAAATTGTTTTTTGATAACCAATTCATTGTTTGTTTCTCTCTGTTCTGAAACATCAGTGGTTAGTAAACCCATAGTAGTCCATGTCATCTGTCCTACTATTCCATCGTCTAATAATCCATTATCTTTTTGCCATTTTTGAACGGCTAATTTAGTCTTTTCACCGAAAACTCCATCAACAGTCAACTTTAAAAAATTTTGTAAACTTTCGACTAATTTCCCTTTCGAACCTAATTTTAATGTATTCATATTCTTTTATTTATTTGTTTATTTTTCTAAATAATGTCGGTGGATTCCAATAATGTATATGAGAATTTGTTTCCATGTATTTTGGATGCTTTTTTACATATTGACATAAAAATATCAAAGTCTTTTACTCGTTTGAATACTTGACACCCTTCTGACCAATTTTCGACCCAAGTGGAATCTTGTCCTGCTTTATGTATGTTAATACCAAAAATGCCAGTGTCAGTTATTTTTTCTTCAAAAACCAAATCCCTATTAGAGTCTCTCCATACAGTCACATTTCCATTTCTTTGGCAAAGTGCCTCATATTTACCTTGATGTTTGTCGATAGACCAAACACCTCTATATTGTCCTGGAACTAAGCGAGCAACACCCTTTTTGTTGTGATATTCCATAACACCTTTTTTACCTGGGTCACAAGTACCACTCCAGCAATAGAATTGCCAGTTCGAAGTTTCATCTTTAAATGATATTGTAATACAATCATCAAATAAATTTGTTACCTTATCGGCAATCAATGAATTATTATTTCTCACACCTACAATATTTACATCATAAGTTTTGTTATCAGTATCCTCGAACCAAACATAACCTTTGGATTTTACGGCCGCCTCAACCTGTTTTTTTGTGTACATAATTTATAATTTTATTTATAAATATTATTCATGTTGAAAAGTCAATAGTTTGTTAATATTTATTGTGATGACAAACTCACGTAAAAAACTATTATATACCTCAATATCTTTGATGGTTATATTTTTATTAATTAAAATGTTAATTTTATTAAAAATAATTAGTCATAGTGACATCACAAGACTTATCGAAATGTTTTGTTTTTTAACATTTTCACCATTATTTTATTTTTTAATGAAAAAACAAAATGTGGACTTGAAAAGTGGTTTATTAAAACAAATTAAAGATAGTGAAGAGTTCATTGATTCCGCAACAATTGTTTCTGTTGCTGATAAGTACGGTAAGATTACATACGTTAATAAGAAATTTGAGGAAGTTTCAGGTTGGTCTTTAGATGAAGTTAAAGGTAAGGACCATGTTATTGTAAACTCAGGATTACAACCTGATGGATATTGGGGTAAGATGTATGAAAAAGTAATGAAAGGTGAGATATGGAATGATGTTGTTACCAATAAAACAAAAACAGGAGAATTGTATTATGTTGATACGTACATTAAAGCAAAATTCGACAAGAACGGTAAATTAGAAGGGTTTTCGTCAATTAGACAAGATGTTACAGAACTTAAAAGAAAAGAAGTAGAAATTCGTAATAGAATGAACGCTATAAATAAATCTAATGCGGTTATTGAGTTTGATTTAGAAGGGAGGATTATTTTCGCTAATGAATTATTTTTAAATACTATGGGGTATTCATCACAGGATGAAATAGTTGGGAAACACCATAGAATATTTATAGATGAGGAACATTCAAAAAGTGAGGAATATTCTCTTTTTTGGAAAAAATTAAATGAGGGTATATTATTTACAGGTGAAATTACTAGAGTTAAAAAGGACGGTTCTTTAGTATATCTACAAGCAACCTACAATCCTATTCTTGGTGTGGACGGTAAAATTTATCGTGTTATGAAAATTGCGACAGACGTATCCGATTCGTATGAACAAAGAAAAGAGATTGAAAAGAAAAACACTTATTTAGAACATGCCGCTAAGATATTAAGACATGATATGCACTCAGGTATTAACACATATATGCCAAGAGGGTTAAGTTCATTAGAAAGAAGATTAAGTCCTGACGACATTATATCATTAAAAATTGATGCACCTATTAGAATGATTAAAGAAGGGTTGAAACATTCTCAAAAAGTTTACAAAGGGGTTTATGAGTTTACCAATTTAGTTAAAAAGGACGTTGTCTTAAATAAGACAGAATGTAATTTAAAAACCATACTTAATGATTATTTGTCATCAACGGCATACAGTAGTCAAGTTATTATTGAGGATTTACCAACTATAGAGGTAAACGAAGCTTTATTCTGTACTGCGGTCGACAACCTAATTAGAAATGGATTAAAATATAATGATTCAGATACTAAGTTTGTTAAAATTTATTCTGATGAGAATAGCGTCCACATTCAAGATAACGGTAGAGGAATTACACAACAAGATTTTAATCACCTATGTAAACCATACACAAGAAAAGAAGGTCAAAAAGAATCAGGTTCTGGGTTGGGTTTAAATATTTGTGTGGCAATTTTGGAAGAACACGGGTTTAATATTACCTGTGAGAAAAATGAGATAGGTACAAAAATGAAAATAAAAATAAAATAAAATACAAAAAAAGAAAAAATGATTGATTCAATTTTATTAGTGGATGATGAGGACTTATTCCATTTAGTGTTTGAGGACGCTTGTTCGTTACTTGACATAAGTTTGTCTTTAAATGCGTTAAATAGTTCTGACGAAGCGGCAAAGAAATTCGAAAAATGGTTCCAAAGCGGGGGTGATAATGATAAACCTGATTGTGTGTTTGTTGATTTAAACATCATTGGTAGTTCTTTTGATGGTATAGAATTAATTAGAAAAATTAATTTTGAATATGGTAATCACGTAGTTGTTGGAATTATTTCGTCAAGTAATGAATCTGAAGAACAAGCTAAGGCAATTCAAGCGGGTGCTCAATTTTGGATTATTAAATCTGACGATATCGAACCACGTTTAGTAGAATTTAGAAATGATTATGATGGTTATAAAAATAGAACATTACCATTCAAAGTATACAAATGATAAAAATAGATAGTGATACTAAAAAAATCTTGATGGACTTATACCTTAAAAAAGGTATAAGTCTTGAAGGTAATATCACTAAACTTATTGATGGAGAAGATGACGAAGACTTCAAAAAGTATTTAAAAGAATGTGAGACAAAAGATTCTGACAAAAGAAAAAAACGTCTCGAAATTACTAAGCAAGTCCAAACTAAAAACAACGAATTGACAAAGTTGAATTCTGAAAATGAACGAATCATGAAAGAGTTACAACAAACCCTAAAAGAGGTTGAGGATTCAAAAATAACTTATGAAGTACAAAATAAAGAATTAGTCGAGTGGAAAGAAGATAATGAAAGGTTGACAAAAGATTTACAAACCGAAATGTTGAAATCCGAAAACGCGAGAATTGAAGCTGAACAAGCGAAAACAATTGCTTTGACAGATTTAGATTTGTTGCAGAAAAAAACTCAAACCGAATTAATTGGTAAAATTGTAAAAGTTGCTTTATTTGTTATCATTGGGGTTGGTGTCATAACTACCATCCTTTACATTATTGCAATGTTTACAGATAAAGACACTCAAATCATAGGTTCTACTTGGTCAAATATGTTTGGTATTTTACTGACTAACGCCTTTAGTATTATAGGTACTATAATGGGTGTTAAATACGCTTCTGAAAAAAAAGAGGAATGAAAAACCCCTCGTTTGAGGGGTTAATTTTTTATTCTTCAGTAGGTGTATCACCATGTTTTTTCTTGTTGATGTACTTATCAACAGAACCGATGGCAAATGAACCTAAAACCAAAATTAAAAATGAATTAAAAATAAATTCATTTACTACTAATGGTTTTCCCAAGAAACCTGTGACAATGTCCGCACCCGCAAACAAACACATCATAAGAAATGCAATAAATCCTACAACAGATTTTTCATTGATTGAATTATCATCACAGAAAAGTTGATTAAAAAATTTTTTCATTTTTTTGTTTTTTTATATAAATATCTATTTACTTTCCAATTTTTCTTATTGAATGAATTTTTACGCCTTTACCTTTTTTCTTTAGAGTAACTTCATTTTCATTGGGATAGAGAATGTTGTTAATAACAGTCTCATTAAGGTCAATTAATTTTTTTGGGGAAAGTACGGTGACTAAAAAATATTTTTCACCTGAACCTGTCAAGTAACTATGTGATGACAATAATTCCATTTTATTTGTGGAATAGTGCGACCCCAATTCTTCAGTATTTATATTTTCTTCATTGTCTACCATCAATATTCGATAAAGCTTTACTGGGTCAGGAAGATTTTTGATATGATACAGTATATTTTCTAATTGTTCCTCCGCTTCATCTTTATCAATACCCATCGTTTGAAAATGTTTCATCATTTCCTTCTTGTCGATGGATTCTTGTAATAATCGAATTAATTTCATATAAATAAATATAAAGGGTGGTTACTTGGTGCCACCCTTTTTTTTTCCTTTATTCGGTTTGTCATTTTTGTAGATTGTCTCAACCTCGTAAGGGTTTATCATACTTTTTTTACTATTATACCTCCAAATAGATATAGTATTTTCATCTTCAAATCGATGTTCCCATTTTCTGTGGACTATTTCTTCTTTTTTCTTAGACATATTACAATTATAGTAAAAACATTAAAATACTCCAACTTCAGAATTATTCAACTCGTATGCCCTTGATAATCTTGTGAGACCAATTCCTCCCCCGTATCTAGGGAAAAAATCCATAGACAAAAATTCTTCGAGTTCTTTTTCGACTCTATCTTTACCGAACAATTCAAATAGTTTTTCTGAATATTTTCCGTCTTCTATTGTATAGAACATTTTTTTCATTTCATCTTTGTCACAACTCCTTTCTGCAGACCCAATTGTTTCTTGTCCGAAAAGGATAACATCAACTTTGTTGAAAATCCCATTAGTACCATGTTTCATATTCCAAAAAGGATTAGTTCTGACAGGGAAATGTTCCAATGAAATCACATCTCCTTTTTCTTTCCACATTTTAGTTTCGTGTTCCGCTTCTATAATTGAGGTTTTGTATTCTGCACAAATTGATTCATAAGGTAATGACTTAGGTGAATCGAACCCTAAAAACTCTAATAAATCTTTTTCTAATTTCAATAAATCAGACATTTTACCTTTGGATTCAAATTCAAACATCGGAAAAATCATTTCATGTCTGCCAGGTATCGGATTTTTTTCTTGTCTATATGATGTTGATATACAAAAAACTCCGTCCCATTCAGGGTTTTTAAGAAGTTCATACTCTAGCCACATTTGACCTGTCTGAGGTAACGGCCAAACCTGTCCTTGATATTCAAAGGTTGTTATTGAGTGAGGATTTTCACACGCAGCTAAAATAGACAATCTTGATTGTGTAGGAACTTCCTTGAACCCTTTTGATTTGAAGAAGGTTCTTAACTTCATCACTAATTCGTCGTAAATTTTTGTGTTTTTCATTTTTTTTATTTTTATTTGTTTATGTACGGGCAAAAAAAATCCTCCCAAAGGAGGACAATTATTTCGTAAATTTTTTTTTCGTAATCATATTTGAAATATAAATATGAAAAATCCATTAAAAAGAAAGATTAAGTAATTTTTTTTTTATATTTATTATAGATGAAAATTATTTTAAACGAAAATCAAGTATCAGGGATATTAAAAGAAGAAAAAGGTGTCAGTAGAGTTTGTGTGACTTATACCAATATAATTTTAAATAAACTTTCTCCATTGATAAATGATTTTATCAAAACAAAAAAATCCGAAAAAAAGAAAGTGGTAATCACTACATCTGAGTTAAAAGATGCGTGGTTAACTGATATAGACGAATTCATTGATTTTCCTATATCAGAAATAAGAATTGATTTCATAACAGTGTTGGAGAAAAAAAACTCCAGTTATACTTTTATAACTTCTGCTGGGGCAGAACAAATAGAACACAAGACAACTAAAGATTCTTATTTGACGAAACCACCTAAAGAATTACCAAATTATGTGAAAGAACAATTGGATGAGACACTAAATGCTAAATTCGAATTTTATATTTACATTACAAAAGAATTTGATGAGTCTAGTTTAAATGAATTAATTTATGAATGTAGAGATACAATTCTTCATGAAACAAATCACATGTTAGAATTCTTCAAAAAAAATAAAAAAGGTTTAGGTTATGTAGACGTTTCATTGGGGACTTCTGGAGAAAAAAATTATAACATTCCAAGAGATATTTTTGATATATGGAAAAATTTTCTTCTGTTCGTATATTATTCCGAACCTCATGAAATGAGGGCGATGATTCAAGAAATGTACAGTGTTAGAGAAAGGGCTCCTTTTGAAATATTCAAAGAACATAGGTATTATAAAGCCACTAAGCATATGGAAGATTTCAATGCGGACAAATTATTTGATGAACTTAGACAATCAATTGAAATATATAATCCTGATTCCGAAATTTCTATACTTACAAATCTATGGAAATGGTTTATGGATGACTATTTTGAAACATCGAAATTATTGAAAACTACACCAAACAAAAGAGTTCAAAATTCAATCCATGTTTTACAGTTAATGAAGACCTTACAACCAAGAATCAACAAAGCTGGAAAATACCTGAAAAGAAAATTCAATACTCTTTATTCGATTGATATCGATTAATAATTTATGACATATTTTTTTCATAAAACATGACATATTGTCATGTTTTTTTGTTTGGCACAAATTTTATACAGAGATGTCGGACTTGATTCCATAATAAAATAAAATTATATTTAGAAAAAAAAGAAAAAATGGGAAAAATAATAGGCGTGGATTTAGGGACCACAAATTCATGTGTAGCCGTTATGGAAAACGGAGAACCTGTAGTTATTACAAACAGTGAAGGTAAAAGAACCACCCCCTCAATCGTAGGATTCATTAATGGTGGTGAAAGAAAGATTGGTGACCCTGCAAAAAGGCAATCAGTTACTAATCCTGATAAAACGGTTTATTCTATAAAACGTTTCATGGGAACTAGTTTCGAAGAAAGTAAAGGAGAATCTAAAATAGTTCCTTATAAGGTAGTTAAAGGTGATGGGAACACTCCGAGAGTATCTATTGAAGACAGAATGTATTCTCCACAAGAAATTTCTGCGATGATTCTTCAAAAGATGAAACAGACAGCGGAAGATTACTTAGGGACAACAGTAACTGAAGCGGTTATTACAGTACCCGCATATTTTAACGATGCTCAGAGACAGGCAACAAAAGAAGCTGGTGAAATTGCGGGGTTGAATGTGAAAAGAATTATCAATGAACCAACTGCGGCGGCTTTGGCGTATGGTTTAGATAAAATGTCTAAAGACATGAAAATTGTTGTTTTTGACTGTGGAGGTGGTACTCATGACGTATCTGTTTTAGATTTAGGTGGAGGGGTTTTTGAGGTTCTTTCTACTGATGGGGACACTCACTTGGGTGGTGACGATTTTGACCAAACAATCATTAATTGGTTGGTAGATGAATTCAAACAAGAAAATGGATTGGATTTGTCGAAAGATTCAATGGCTTTACAACGTTTGAGAGAGTCTGCTGAAAAGGCAAAAATTGAATTGTCATCAACTAACTCAACAGAAATTAATTTACCTTATATTATGCCTGTGGACGGTATACCTAAACACTTAGTTAGAACTTTGACAAGGTCTAAATTCGAACAATTAATTGATGGTTTAGTACAAAGAACCATTGAACCATGTAAAAGAGCATTATCTAATTCAAACCTAACTATTGGTGAAATAGATGAAATAATTTTAGTTGGTGGTACAACTAGAATCCCTGCAATACAAGATGCGGTTAAAAAGTTCTTTGGTAAAGAACCATCAAAAGGGGTTAATCCTGACGAAGTTGTTGCATTGGGTGCGGCAATACAAGGTGGGGTTCTTGCTGGAGATGTTAAAGATGTACTTCTTTTGGATGTTACACCTTTATCTTTGGGTATTGAAACGATGGGCGGAGTGTTTACAAAATTAATTGATTCGAACACGACAATTCCAACTAAAAAATCCCAAATCTTCTCAACTGCGGTGGACAATCAACCATCTGTTGAGATTCATGTCCTTCAAGGAGAAAGAGCTATGGCAAAAGATAACCGCACCATCGGTAGATTCTTTTTAGACGGAATCCCTTCTTCTATGAGAGGAGTTCCCCAAATCGAAGTGACATTTGATATCGATGCAAACGGTATTATTAATGTAACTGCTTTGGATAAAGGAACTAATAAAAAACAAGATATTAGAATTGAGGCTTCATCAGGATTATCTAAAGAAGACATTGAACGAATGAAAAAGGAGGCGGAAATGAACTCTGAGTCGGATAAAAAAGATAAAGAAGATGTTGAAACTCTTAATATGGGGGATTCCATGGTCTTCAACGTTGAAAAATCCATGAAAGATTTGGATGAAAAACTTACTGAAGAACAAAAAATAGAGATTACCGAAGTAATTTCTAAAATAAAAGAATCTTTGTCCAAAAAAGACGTTGATTCGGTTAAAAATTTAACGGATGAACTTAATTTGAAGTTTCAAAAAATAACCCAAGATATTTACAGTCAATCAAATCAACCTATGGGAGATATGAATTTCGAGGGTTCAGATGTTGATTTCGAAGAAGTAAAAGGTTAATTTAGATTAATTATAAATAACCCTGAATTTTGTTGATTCAGGGTTTTTTTGTATCTTTGTGATATGAAAAACGAACTACCATACGAAATGACTTGTAAAGCAATCAAGGGGTACTCTGAATCCCCAATAGCTAAAAGTGAATCTAATGATTGTGTTGTTAGAGCAATCGCATCTTCTTTTGAAATAGAATATGACACCGCTCATGCGTTTGTTAAAGAAAATTTAGGTAGAAAACACAAAAAAGGGACGTTTGGAACTGTTTGGAAACTAAAAAAGTTACAAGAAAATGAATTAATTTTGAATGGGAAAAAAATTCAAATTATGGGTAATAAAATTGGTCATGACTTGTACGAAAATTTGGATACCATTGTTGAAAAAAATGGTATTAAAAAAAGAAAAAAAATGACTGTAGGACAATTTTCCAAAAAGTTTAAAAAAGGAGTATATTTTATACTAGTCAAGGGACATGCATTCACTATTAAAGATGGTGTTGTTATTGGTAACAAAGAAGATGCTATTAAACTAAAAAGACCAATTAGAAATTCATTTGAAGTAATATGAAAGTAATTTTTTTAGATAACGATGGAGTAATTTGTCTTGCGACGAATTGGGGTACTCGATTCAGAAAACAGAAGAAAGTTTATACGAAAAAGAACCCTCGACCGATATCAGGTGAAATTCCTGTTGAATTGAGATTTGATAATTTTGACAAAAAAGCAATCTCCGTTCTTAATCAAATTTTAGAAGAAACTGGTGCAGAAATTGTTGTAAGTTCTGATTGGAAGAATCATGCAAATATAGAAGAACTCGGAGAATATTACGAATCTCAAGGAATAATCAAAAAACCAATTGCGGTTACTCCTAACTTGCGAGATTTCGACTCAGATACCTCAGATATGTTTTCTTGGAAAGGATGGTTAGAAAGAATCCGATGTTTAGAAATTCAAGAATGGTTAAAAAGAAATCATAGTGTAACTCATTGGGTAGCGGTAGATGATTTGAATATGTCGAATGAATATCTACAACCAGGATTAGACAATTTTGTTCTTACTCCTAAATCAGCAGAAGGTATCAAACAATCAGGAGTTAAAGAAAAAATTCTTAAATTTTTAAATTATCTTCCTTGACCTCTGTATTTTTTTGGTTTCTGTTCCTTAGGTCCATATTTTTTTTTGTATTTACCTGTAGTTTTTTTTCCAAAACTTTGTTTGATAGAATTTGATGACGATTTTGTTTTTGATGCCATTTTTTTTTAGATTTACAAATAAATATTCTGTGTTCTAAAATTAAAAAAGGGGATGGTAGCGAACCTCCCCTTTTATTGTTACCATAACAGTAACGGTCCTAAAAGTTCCCAATAAAGGGAATTATTTTTCTTTTACTAAGGTCAAACACCTTTTCAAATATTCTTTTGCTCTCGGAGTTGGGTCTGAGTGTCTTAAAACTTTTTCGATATCTCTAACCAATTCTTCTCCGTGTTCGTTTTCTTTATACAACTCAATAACTTTATCCATCGATTTTAGACATTCCCCATTTGTTTCATCGAAATAATTCTTATTCCTGAATTTATTCAAATGATTCATGAGATTGTAGGACAAATGTTCACCACCATCTTTTATATTATGTAATCTCAATGTTCTTAACATATCTATGGTATCAACCATTCCATTGATTCCCCCTTCTCTTTTATAAAGATTATTGGTGTAATTTTTGAAGTTATCAGATGGTCCTACAATTTCATCCAAGGGTATCACGTTTTCAGGTACGCACCTTTGTTTTTTTTCTTTCTGAGGTTCAATCTCAGACTCTGACAAAAGTTTTTCTCTAATGATTTTTCTGAGTTTGGATTCGTTCATATATTTCATTCCCATATTGAAATTTGTTTATTATAAATATATTCTAAGGTCAGATTATTTAAAGTTTAATGTATTTATTGTTGGATGACTGTTTTTTGTCATCAATAAAAGTTAAATCCAAATAGATGGGGCATGAATGTAATAATAAGAACGTGGAGAAAAATATTTTTGGAAAATCTCTCAGTAAAATTTTTAATGTTAGCAATGTTTTTCAACCCATTTGGATTCGATGCGGTACAATATTATCTTATTACTCTAACAGGGAGTTTATGGTACGCAAATTCAATTTTGTATTGTATCTCGGGATTGTTTTTTGGTCTTTATTTTTACTTTCGAAAATTATCTAAATGATGGGTTTTAACTGTCCTCAAACCCATCTGAATTGTTTTGAGGTAAGTTCAATTCCAACCAAATATCAAAAACCAAAAAATAAATCCACCAAGTTAAACCTTCAATAGGATAATCTGAAGGGTAATGGTTAGTCATGTAAAGCAGATAAATGATTTTACAAAAAATGTAAATCTTTATTAAAACCAAAATAAGTTTGAAAAAATCTCTCATAATTTAATTTCGAATCTATTACGCATAATCGTTATTTTATCTTCAGGAACGTTGTGTATATTTTTTCCTCCATGGCGGTTTTCAACAATTAATGTAAAAACATTATATCCATATTTTTCTGCCATAAAAAAATAAGGATTCATCTCCCATTCTTGTGTGAAGGTATTTGAGACAGCAATTTCTCGATAGAATTGTTCATTTATTAAACTATCTTTCATATAAGTCTCAACTTGGGATTGACACCATTCATGAGCTTCCTTAATTTTGGATTGGTCAAATTTGTACTCACCAGTTTCTTTATCGATAAAGTACTTGTCGGCTTCACATATCAAGAAGTCAGAACCAACTAATTTTTCGGCAAATGTTGATTTTCCAGAACCAGGTAAACCTCTAACAATATATAATGTTTTATCCATATTCACAAAGATAAGAATATTTATGAATAAAAACTAATTTAAAATGAAAAAATTAAACCAAATAATTAAAAAAGTGTTAATGGAACATGTTGATTTACCCATGTCCTTGGTTGAAAAAGTGAAGGTTTCTAAGGAGATGGAGTATCATCTTGATAATAAGATAAGTCTTAGTGAAAATATTTTTAGGATTTATTCGGAAAAATATTTTGATTTAATAAATGAGGCTAGAGAATTGTACAATAAAAATTTATTGAGACTTAACGAAGAAGATTCTTGGTTAGTAGAATCGGATTTAGGAAAAAAAGTAGTTTTAGAGAATGGTAATGAGGTTTATTTAGACGCTCCTATGTACGAAGAAGATATTTGGGAAATAATTACTGAGGCGAAACATAGAGGAAAAAATGTCAAATTAAATAGTCCATTTAGAACACCTGGTGGACCTAAGAAATTTGCGGTATATGTTAAAACTCCTGGTGGAAATATAAAAAAAGTTACGTTTGGCGACCCTAATTTACGAATCAAAAACGCTAGTAAAGCAAGAGCAAAATCTTTCAGAGCCCGTCATAAATGTGACCAAAAGAAAGATAGAACAACTGCAGGATATTGGAGTTGTAATGTCTCAAGATATAGAAAAAAATTGGGATTAAAATCATCAAGAAGTTGGTAAATAAATGGAAGGACTGAAAAAAAAACTCAATGGATATCTAAAAAAATATGTGTTACCGAAAATAGAGAAAGACGGTTTCACAGACATTTCTGTTTATGGAATTAAACAACCATCAGAATCTATTGGTTATATTTTCATAGATACTGAACCAGAAATCAGAAAAGTTCCAAATCAGAGAGGTCGTAAAGAAAGACTAATCGAATTATTTTTACAAGATGAAATTGAAATGGCGTTATCTTTATTGGGGGTTGACTTTTATGATTATAATATCCAATTCAACAAAAGACCTTTATATATGTTGGACGAAGAAAAACTCCCCTTTAATGAAATGGTTACAAAAAATGAAAGAATTAGAACTTTTTCACAAAATTTGGATGAGTCAGAACTCAAGTGGCATACGGATGAACAAGACAGAATTGTAATACCTCTTACTGAGAGTGATTGGAAATTACAGTTGGACGATGAATTACCTTTGAAATTAATAAAAGGTAAAGAATATTTTATACCTGAGGGAAAATATCACAGAGTAATCAAAGGTCGAGGGGATTTGAAAATAAAAGTAATTTTCAAATAAGGAATTGAAGAAATTGGGAAATTTTTATTGATAAATCATATACATTATAATATCCCCTGAGAACCCAAGAAAATAATTTTTTATTCTTCACGAATATAAATATCTCATTTATGAAATCTATCCAAAGCATTTTTTGTGATGAAAACGAATTCTGACCCTTTGAATTCTTCCAAATTTTTTGAATTAGTATAAGACATTGCGGACTTGAGATAATCTTTGAAATTATTGACCCACCCTTCTAAAGTGTATTCTACTTTATTGTATTTGACAATTCCTTCAGACGTGGTTAATTTTGTTTTACCCCATTTTTTTTGTACTTCTTTAGTACTCATTCCCCTGAATTTTTTATAAAAATGTTTTCTTAAGATTGGGAATTTATTCCAAATGTATTGGGAATTCTCTTCTGATAAATTAAACATCTTGAAAAGTTTCGTTTTTGATGAAGACTCCAAAGTTTTATTTAAAACCCCTCCTAACATTACATAATCAGCCCCCAAAGCAATTGCTTTGATAACATCATCATAGTTTCTAAATCCACCATCAGCAATTATTTTTGTATCATAACCACCTCTTTTCTTTATTTCATAACATTCATTAATAAGGGATGCCATTGGATAATGAACACCTGTATTAGCAGAGGTTAAACAACCGCTTCCTCCCCCAATACCAACTCTGATATAATCAACACCTAATTCTGCAAATTTTTGATAGGTCTTAGGGTTGGCGATATTTCCAACCATTAATTTGTGTGACGGAGTTTTTCTGAACTTAACAAATTTTTCACATAACAGAAACAATTTTTCCATGTGACCATTTGCAATATCGACAAGTAGATTTATAGTCTCTTTTTCAAAACTTTCATCTTCAAACCACTCCACAATTTTTTCAAAATCTTCCAATGATACTGAATTAAAAACCTGACCTTCGAAAGCAAAAACATTTCTCGGTAAACACACAATCAAATTTTGTTTCAAAAACAATTCACAGTTGTTTTCATCTATTACGGTGTCCATAGGAGAAACAATAATTGGTAATTTATTGTTTTCATCGTAAATATTGATTACGTTTCTAGAATTAATGCTACTTATTATTTCAGGAACTAATGTAATGTCTTTGAAATCAAATTTTGTGTTCATGTTAATTTATATTTTCTTGTTTTTCTTCTAATGTTAATAGACCTTTTCCAAAGGCTTCATATCTTTCGAAATATCTTTTTTTAACTCTTTCTGAAATTGGAATAGGTCTACCTTCATCATCAATTCTAACAAATTTAATGTTTGTTTGAACCACAACATCTTGAGAGCCAGTGTAAACATTGTGTTTCCTAACTTCCATGTAAATTGTTACTGATGTATTTCCGAATTCTTTTACTTTTCCGTATATTTTGATGATGTTACCAACTTTTACTGGATTCTTAAAAGTTAATTCATCAATTTTGACTGTAACCATTCTCGGGGTATCGCAAATTTGTGCAGAATAAGCGCCTGCACTTTGGTCTATCAACCCCAAAACAGTCCCACCAAACATGTTATCATGAACTCCGATGTCGTTTTTCTTACAAATGTAAGTTGTTATTAATTCCATATCACTAAAATATAGATATATCAATTCAAAAAATCAAACTATTTATGTTCATGGATGATAAAGTTATAGTAAATGTACTGAACAAATACTTTGATGATAAAATTTTAACCTACAAAGGACCTATCATATATAGTGTACCGATTAATGCGGATATAGACTTTAAAGTAAAATTTTTAGGTATAAAAAAACTAATAAGTGTTGGAGAATGGAAAGATTATTTATCTGTACAAATCAAAATTATTAGAGTTAATAATGATATTTCGAAATTATTTTTTGGTCTCAACTCCCGAGTTCCTAAAGATATAAGTTCGATTTATTTGGAAAATAATCTTTGGTACTTTCAACAAAATCTTAAAGATTTTATTTATAATACAACTCGTTATTTTGAAGATAAACCAATTTTTATAGATTCTATTATTGTAGATGAACCTAAAACAATAACAGAACAAAAAATGACAAGAGTACCAATCAGAAATATTGTAAGAGATATTGTCAATATTATTAAAAAAGGGAAAACAGGTAATTTTTATTTACCTGAAAATGAATATGGGACGGGATATGAGTTTCAAAACTTCCCTTTGGAAATCTCTATAGAATTGATAATAAAATTTTCAAAAAAAATAGAAACCTTTAAGGTAAACGCAGAATTTTCACAAGAAGATGATGTAATAGAAGTACTTGTTATTATCAATCCGAACAATATAGATAAATCGTTGTATGATTTAATTGGGGAATTGAACGAGGTGATTGCTCATGAGTTGGAGCATTCTCGTCAATCAGTTAGGGGAGAATTATCAAAAAGAAAGAGTCCCGAAAACCCTCTTAAATATTATACCCAAAAACATGAATTAGAAGCTCAGTTGGCGGGATTCAAACGGTTATCAAAACTGAGAAAACAACCATTAGATAAAATAATAATAGATTGGTTCGAATCACACGAAGACATACATCAACTTAATGATAAAGAAAAAAACATTGTGATAAAAAAATTGATGGGTTTAGTAAATTAAACATCTCTACGTCTAAACCTTTTTACTATTTTAAGAACTAATTCTTTCAATAAAACACCTGTTACGGTAACTAACCCGAAGCTCAAAAATCTATAAATTATTTCGGAAATTTCTTTATCGCTACCAATTTCGTTTGTACAAATGTCATATATCATTGGTATGACTGGAATTAAAAAACTATAACTTATCATGTTGGTGACTTTATGTAGAGTAATTCCTAAACTCCCCAAAAAATCCAAAAAAACGTTTATTAATTCATCACTTTTTTTAACAACTTTCATGAATATACCAAAAATACCTTCCTCTTTTAATTTTTTATATAGCTTTTGAGTTAATTCTGAATTTTCAAAATAGTATGTGGCGATAACCCCTGTTAGTATTAGACTTAATTGGATATCATTTATTGTTTGGAAATTTCCTTTCACAAAATCATTGATAGGACCTATCATACCCCCCAACGTTGCTCCCCATGTCACAAGAAACTTTAAGTCCATATTTATCTGTTTCGAACTTTCGTTCAAAACTTTTTTGACTAAATCATAATTTTTTTCTATGATTTTGGAAAATTGTGTCCCTTTTGACTCAAGTAACAATTTGGTTTTCTGTGATTCATCAATTAAAATGGTAACATTCATACATAAATAAATATTTGTATTATATTTATAATCAATAAAAACTTTAAAAAAATGAACCCTGTATTAGAAGTTGGAGATGAAGTGATTTTATTACACATGGATGGAGAATCTGAAATGAATCCTGGTCTTAAAGGAATTGTCCTTTCAAAGAGTAGAGTTTTCGGAGATGACCAATACGTTGTAAAATGGGAGAACGGTAGTCAATTATCGTTGATATCTAGTGCCGACGCATGGGATAAACTAGAAAACTTCAACAAAAGAAAACAGAAAAAAGAAAGTAAAGAAATTGAGATTGACAAAAAAGACATAAATGAGGTTGACGAATATGAAAGAAGTAAGACGTTAATGTCAAATGTTGACGTTTTTAAAAATTTCAATATGAAATTTCTTAATGATTATTTGAAAATGATAAAAGACTCAGGAATTGTAAATATGATTGCGGCGGCACCGTATCTTTATATGGGTAAGAAAAGAATCCAACATGAGTTTGAATATAAAAATATTTCAAACGAAGATGAGTTTGAAACTGTATTAGATAACTCCGACCAAGCTCAGGCAGAAATGATTAATGGGGTTATGAATGTTTTAGGTTCAGAAAATAAAGAAATGTCTTTAGAAAACATTAATCGATACTTGCGTAAGTACTCCACCAAAGTTTTGATGAATTATATTCATTTATTCTAATTCATAATCCCAACCTTCATATGTTTTTTTAGGATTAATCTTCAAATCTAAAAACACCGCGTTCTGTTCTCCTGCGTATAGTCCTAATATGTTATAATCATAGAATTCTTCAGCTTCACCTTCTGTCATCAAATCTCTTTCACATAAGAGTTGAATTATTTTAGATTTACTATAAAGAATTCTGTTACCTCCTCCGAATTCTTCTACAATACCCACGATGCAACTTTCAAGACCGTCCAAAAGTATTGCGTTTTCTGCATATGAATTAATATCAACTGTCATAGTGAAATAATATTAAAATTATTGTTCATTATCAATATATTTATAAAAAAAAACAAATTGTTATGAACGCATATTTTTTCAAAATGAATCAAGAAGAAAAGAAAAATATTCTTGACCAACACAAATCAATATATAATGGATATAAAACAAATTACGGTATGAATTCAGAACAACCCTTATTTGTGCAAGATTTTGCAAATGACAAGAACGGAGTAACTGTTTCGAATAAAGGTAACGTTAGTGTTTATAAAAACATGAACATCAATGAATCGGATGCTTCTACAGGTGCAAAATATATACCCGATG